TGGTGCAGAAGCAAACATGCCCTTCATCTTTGGAACATATCACAAGAAATCTGTCAGATTCAAGAACGAGTGTATCGAAGATCAAGACTTATTAAACGACGTTAGCGCGCTCGCGCGAGGTGAACAGACGCTGCTAAAGGTCAAGGCGAAAGGCGAACTCAGTGTCGATTCTTATGCGCCATTGACTGTATCAGAAGGTGGTGGATTCATTGAAGAGCCTGATCCCGGATTCGGCGCAAAATACCCACACAACAAGACATTCACGACGCGAACTGGGCACGCAGTCGAAATCGACGACACACCCGGAGCGGAACGCATCCACATCTATCACCGCATGGGTACGTATAGTGAAATGTACGCCAACGGAGATCGCGTCCAGAAGATCATTGGAGACGATTACGAGATAGTCTGTAAAGACAAGAAACTTCTTGTGCGTGGTAATCTATCCATCGAGACTGATGCTGCTGCGACGATTCTAGTCAAAGATAATGCGCATATTTGGGTCGGTGGTAATGTCACGCAGGTTGTCGAAAAGAACGTCGATCAATTAGTGAAGGGTAATGTTCGCGAGGAAATCGAGGGATCGAAAGACGTCTATGTTCACGGTGATTTGAATTATGTCGTTGGTGGCAATATGTCGTATGCAGTCGAAGGTACTGCTGAAATAAACTCAATGGGCGATATGTCGTTCAGAACTTCCGCGATGCAAAATTTCTACGTCGAGGGAAATCAAACGGTCTATATTCAAGGATCTCAAAATATTACGATTGTTTCGTCAAAGATCGAATACGCGCAATCAGGAACAGTAATCTATGGATCTGGTCTGTTGTATATTGTATCTGGTGAAGTGATAGCAACAACGACGCCACTCACGTTGCACGTTCACATGGATACACCCGGATACGGCATGGGTGTCACAACGCCACCTATATTTTAAGGAGTGAAAAATGTCACTGGTAACCGCTATCGTTTCAACGAAGAAAGCAATAACACAAGCGTCTATCATTGTCTCACGCGCAAGTCGTAATCCTCCACAACCGGTCGATAACGAAGATTTTCTATATGAACCAGAGATCACTGATTACATTCATGAGCCTTTGATATACGATTGTGATCGATTATGTAATGTTTGACGCATAAATATTCAGAAATTCTAGGGAATCAAAATGCCCAAAATCGCAGACTACTATACCGAAATTGATAAGCAATCGGAATTGTATAGTGATTTCATGATGAATTTCGACATTCATCCAAATAAGAGAGATCTGATTAGAAAGACCAACGAAGAATCTGTAAAGAGATCGATTCGTAATTTGATTCTGACAGACAAGTTCGAACGACTGATGCAACCCAGAATCGGCGGCAACATTAGAGCGCTCTTGTTTGAACCAATCAATATGATGACGAAGGTTTCACTTCAAAATCTTATTGAAAACACGATAAAGACATATGAACCTAGGGCTATTTTGCCAAAGCAAGACGCTGTAATTGCGACACCTTCAGCAGATGAACAAGCATACTACGTCCGAATAACGTTCGGAATAAAAACTTCAGTTGATCCAATTGTAGTCAATATTCAACTAAACAGAGTACGATAATGCCAGACATTTCAAACAATCTCACGACTCTTGACTTCGACGAGATCAAAAACAATCTGAAGGTATTTCTACGCAGTCAGTCGAGATTCACCGACTATGATTTCGAAGGATCAAATTTAAGCGTTCTTCTTGACATATTGGCGTACAATACGCAGATGAATGCCTTCTACATGAACATGATCAGCAATGAGATGTTCATGGATAGCGCAGTAATGCGCGATTCTATCGTATCACATGCCAAGGAATTGAATTATCTTCCCAGGTCTTTTCGATCTGCCTATGCGAACGTCAATATCACAGTAGCATCTACTGACCCGAACAAAGCATTCATGACGATACCGAAAGGCAGTGTATTCATTACGACGTCAGGTTCTAACACATATTCCTTTACGACTGACGAAAACATCGTGTTTGGTGGCACTGATCAAGTGTTTGTTGCCAACAACGTCGTTCTGTATGAGGGGCAGTACACAACAGACAGTTATGTGTCAAACGATATCAATCCTGTTCGATACATTATCCAGAATAAGACAGTCGATACAACGAGCGTTTCCGTTCGCGTCATCGAGGATAATGGTTCGATCACAAGGGTTTACACGCAAGCAACTTCTCTTTTTGGTTTAGACTCAGAATCTGACGTCTTCTTTATTCAGGCGGCAGAGAATGAAACGTATGAGATTGTCTTCGGCGATGGTGTAATCGGTAGAAAACCAAAAGATCGTTCTGTCGTTATTATCGAATATCGACCATGTAGTGGTGAACTGCCCAACGGAGTTAGGTTCTTCACTGCTGCATCGATCATCGACGGCGAATCGAATATCGTCATCGAAACGAATCAACCAGCGCGCGGCGGTGCGGTATCAGAATCCATTGAGTCGATCAGATTTAACGCACCTCGCGCGTTTACGACTCAGGAGAGAGCGATCACAGTCGACGACTACGTTGCCATCATGCGCGCGAATTTCGCCGAGGTGAATGACGTCTCAGCATACGGCGGTGAAGAAGCAAATCCGCCGCAATACGGAAAGGTCTTCATCTCAGTCGATCTAAAAACGACCGACGTTCTGCCGCCTTCCAAGAAAGATCTTTACTATAAGTTTCTGAAACCAAGAAGCCCGTTGTCGATAGATCCAGTATTCATTGATCCAATCTATACATATGTCGTTGTTAACACAAAGGTGCGATATGACATCAATCAGACGTCATTGAGTGAGAATGAAATCAAGGCTAGAATAATTTCAAGCATCATATCTTACAACACGAACTACATAGATGGATTCAAGAAGACACTTCGATTCAGTAAATTGGTAGCCGCAATTGATGCATCACATTTCTCTGTTGTGAGTAACAACACGGAATTGCTTGCTATGAAGATCATCAATCCAAAAACAAGTGTCTATCAGAATTTCGACGTCGACTTTGGATTCCCATTCAGAGATGATATTCCTCTACTCAGTGAGTCACATAAAAATGACGAAATCAGCGTCATATCATCATCGCCATTCATCTTCAACGGATTGAATTGCTTCCTTGAAGACGACGGAGACGGAATTGTTCGCATCATGACATCGGTGAACGGAGAACACTCTCTGGTGAAAGATATCGGTACAGTCGATTACGCATCGGGATTCGTGCAACTAAATTCACTGTATGTTAATGGATTGATTGGTGGTAATATTCGAATATATGCAAGAACAGCCGACGCGGACATCACGTCATCAAGAAATGTCATTTTGTCGATTCGTGGTGAAGATATCAACGTACAAGTCGAAAGGGTCAGACTGTAAATGAAAGAGATCGAAAAATTTATAAGCCCGTTCACTGAACAACTCTTTCCGTCGTTCTATCGAGAAGAGGGACCTAATTTCGTTGCATTCGTAAAGGCGTATTACGAATGGTTAGAATCAAATAACGAGACTCTTTATCACACACGCAGACTGCCCGACTACAAGGACATTGACAAGACAATTGAAGATTTCATCATCTTCTTTAAGCAAAAATACTTGTCAAATATCCAGTTCACGACGGCATCGAACAAGCGATTGTTCATCAAGAATGCATTGGACTTCTATCGCGCTAAGGGAACAGAGCGTGCAGTTGACCTGTTCTTCAAACTGATTCACGGGATTGAAGCGCAAGTATATTACCCAGGCGATGATCTATTTCGACTATCGAATAACCAGTGGATCAGACCAACGTATTTCGAGCTTGATCGAAATGACAAGAATATTCTGTACGTAGGCAAAACAATCGAGGGTGCAGCATCTGGCGCAAGGGCATTCGTTGAACGCTTGATCAAGAAGAGGGTAGACACTCGATATATTGACGTTCTGTTCATCACTAATATCGAAGGCAACTTCGAGACTGGCGAAAACATTCAAGTAATAGACGGATCAACAACGCATCGCGCGCGTATACGCGGGTCATTGACGTCAATCGAACTGACTTATAGTGAGCCAGGATTCTCAGTCGGTGACTCGATCTACATCACTGACGGATCTGGTAGAAGAGGCAAAGCGCTTGTCAAAGGAACAGAAGACAAGATAGGGACTGTTCTGTTCAAGTATGTTGACGGCGGTTATGGTTACATGATCGATGCTGATTACGAAACGATCACTGGCAACTCTCAGATTCTCGTCGCTGAATCGACACTGATCAGCAATACTATTACCATGACAGATACCAATCTGTTTACACGAAACACGCCGTTTAAGCGATTCGATACTGTCAAGCAAAATATCTATCAACTTCGACTTGATACGACGACTGGAGACGATCCAGATTCAGTCATTAGAGGCATTTCGGTATATGGCAAAGATGCGCTGGACGCGAATGTATTCTCCGGCGAAGTAATCTCTGTCAGCAGATTAGCGGCGACCAATACCATGATCATGACGATATCTTATGAGTCTGGTGATACACCAGTCGATACATCGTCAGTATACACATACTCAAACACCGAAGAAACGATAGGCACGGTCGATCAGAGTTATTATATCATCCGATATGATACCGAAGTGACATTCGTCGTCGGCGAGTATGTGGCTGGCGAAACATCGGGTGCAAACGCAGAGATCATCTATAGTTATCCAGATGACAACATAATTTACGTCGCTAAGTCTGACGTCGATTTCCAGTCAGGCGAAGACATCACGAGCGACAGCGCCAATTCATCGATTGTCTCTTCTTCGATTATCGATTACACGTTGAGAACACGCGATGCATTAGCGACAGGTAATGTCATTTCATCAGGTACAACCTGCTCGATCGAATATGAACCAATCGACGCGGGAACACCAACTCTGACGACCAACTATGTCATCTATCAGAAAATTGACGAACCTACACAAGCAGGAAACGGCGCAAGAATCTATTCGACAGGTATTATTCAGAATACTGGAAGCATAGGAACGACAAAAATAATTGACGTGATAGACGTTGGAGGAGCAATACGCACCGACGAGAATTTCTATTGCACGATCAATGATGTAGAATACGAATTCTCTATTACGCGCATGTATAACATGAAGTTCGATATCATCGATGTACAAAATACTTTCTATCCTAATGTGACCGTCTACTCTGACAATATTGGCACCGAATTCGTTCTATACACAAAGTCAGTGGGCACTGGTGCTAGTTTTCAGATCACCGAGATCGAAGGCACTGAAGAGATTTTCACTGACGAAGTTTTGATCGGCGATTACGCAAACGTCGTTCTATCTGACGTATGGGGTATGCCTGGAGATGAATTAGCCTCTATCGCTTCGGCTAATACTATAATAAGCGTACTTGATGGTTCCTATCAGACGATTGGGCGCGTCACCGAGATTTTGCAAACAAGCCCTGGCGCTGGATACTCAGAGTCTCCCGCGGTCGTCTTGTACAACAAATTCAGTGAGGGAATGGAAGTATTTGATTACGTTTTGAGAGTCGAACCAACACCTGGATCGAACTTCACGAACGGCGAGAACGTCATCGGGCAAACATCTAACACAGCAGGCAGAGTCGAGTTCTATTCGAGCGCGCAGGGGC